GTATTCCCAACCTACTCTCAAGCACGTAAAGCTCTTTGGGATGCAATAGACATACAAGGTAAAAAGATACTGGACTACATACCAGAAGAATTTATAGCTTCTAAGAACTCATCAGAACTTAAAGTAACCCTTACTAACGGATCAGTTCTGCAATTTATTGGATCTGATAACTACGATAGACTTAGAGGAACTAACCCTTATGGCGTTATCTTCTCCGAGTACTCAACACAGAATCCAATTGCATACGCTACTGTGCGCCCCATACTAGCAGCTAACGGAGGCTGGGTGATATTTGTCTCAACACCTTTTGGGAAGAACCATTTCTATGACCTGTATCAAATAGCACAGAATTCTAAAGACTGGTTCTGTTACCATCTAACACTTGACGATACACAACACATACCCATAGAAGAGATAGATTCACTCAGGCTTTCCGGTGAAATGTCTGAGCAAATGATTCAGCAAGAATTTTATTGTTCGTTTTCTGAGGGAGCAGAGGGATCCTACTATTCTAAGATTATTAATGAGCTACGTCTTAACAACAGAATAGGCGATGTGGTTTATGAGAGTTCATTCCCAGTACATACAAGTTGGGACGTTGGCTACACAGACGCTACAGCTATAGTATTCTTTCAGGTAATAGGGAAATCAGTGCATATAATAGATTATTACGAGAACAATAACCTAGCTATGGAAGCTTATGTTAGCGTTGTTAAGAGTAAACCCTATGCACAAAACTATGGAAGGCATATAGTTCCCCATGATATGAGGAACAAGAATTCATCTAATGGTTTGACTCCTATGCAGATTGCATCACAGCTTGGCTTAGAGCTTACGATGGGTGCAAAGATGGAAGTATTTCACGGGATACAAGCAGTAAGAGCTAAGCTACCTACTTTCTGGATTGATGAGCGTAAATGTTCTAAATTGATTAAAATGCTGGAGAACTATAGAAAGGTTTATAACCATAAGAAGATGGACTTTGAATCGAAGCCTCTACACGACTTTTCCAGCCATGCATGTGACTCAATACGCCTGCTATGCACGTCATTAAACTTAGTAACACAGGGTTCAACTGCAGAAGAAATAAACGCTAGGTATAATAGAGTTATGTATGGAGAAGGCTATGGTAATAGATTTAACCCACTAGGATAGTAAGCACTCATATGTGTTTAAAATAAAAAGGATTAAGGGGAAGACATAATGAAATTATTTCCTACAAGCTCTATGAGTTTCTACTCGGAAAAGGGTGAATACATTAAGTCTAAGATGAAGGACTTTCATAGTGAACATTACGATAAGAACCAAGAGTTCTGGTATCAGGCTGAACTAGACTCTAGATTCTTTTCAGGTGATCAGACTGTGTGGAATGAGGTGTACCAAAACGTACCTATTAAGCGTCGTAATGTCTTCAGCTTTAATCGCATAAGACGCATCATAGAAATGATCTCAGGCCATCAAAGACGTAACCGTATGAGTACAGTAGTTATACCAGTAGAGAATGGAGACCAAGAGACAGCTGATCAGTACTCAAAGATCTTTAGTCATATACACAGAAAAGAACATGCACTAGAGACTATCTCTTCTGCTTTTAGTGATGCACTTACCACAGGCTTTAGCTTATTGCATTTATGGAATGATTATAGATCAGACCCAGTCTCAGGTTCATTAAAAATAGATAACCTATCGTTCAACAGTTTTCTTATTGACCCGTATTTTAAAAAAGCTGATTTATCCGATTGTAACTCTTTATGGAAGCGTTCTTATTTGACTAAGAACCAGGCTATCTCTCTACTTCCTGATAAGAAGGGAATGATAGAGGAAGTTAGTGATCATACTACAGAGAATCTATTCACCTTTATGCCAGAGCACGGCAAGGTAGATAAGAAGGGTCTTTTAGCCTATGACGAGTATTACTATCTAGATTCCAGGAAGCAAAAGTTACTTATTGATACTCAGACTGGCGAGACAACTGAATGGCAAGGTAAGTCAGATATAGCGTTATCTCAGTTTATAAAAATGTATCCATCTGTCACCGTTACAGAGATAGAGATACCTACTGTTAAGTTAGCTATTTTGATTCAAGGTGTCTTGGTATATGACGGGTTGAATCCACTTGGTATAGACAAGTATCCATTTGCTCCTGTTTTTGGGTACTTCAATCCTAACATTGATGACTATTCTTTAAAATTACAATCAGTTGTAAGGGGGCTCCGTGATCCGCAATATCTTTATAACCGTAGAAAAAACATTGAACTCGATATCGTTGAAAGCCAACTTAATAGTGGATGGATTTATAAAGAAGATGCGCTTGTTAATCCAGATGATGTTCACTTGTCAGGGCAAGGTAAAGGATTGGCTCTTAGGGCATCTGCACAAATGACCGACGTACAGCAGATACAGGCCCCACAAGTTCCACCTTCTATTTTTAACCTTTCTGAGCTCATGGCTAAAGAAATTCAGGAAATATCTGGTGTAAATGAAGAGCTTCTTGGCAGTGCAATTGATGACAAAGCTGGAGTTCTTTCAATGCTACGTCAGAGTGCGGGTCTTACAACTCTAGCTACTCTCTTTGATCAGCTTGATAGATCTCAAAAGGTTCTTGGTTCGATTCTGCTTTCATCTGTTCAGGCAAATTATACTGCTGGCAAGGTAAAGAGAATCATAGAGGAAGAGCCATCTCCTCAGTTTTATAATAAGGCATTTGGAAAATACGACGCTGCAGTTGAAGCTGGATTTAATACGACGACTCAAAAGCAGACAGAGTTTGTACAGTTAATGGATCTTAGAAAGCTTGAAGTTCCTATTCCTAATGATGTTCTTATTGAGGCTGCAACTATACAGAACAAGTCAAAACTTATTGAGAAGATGCAAGAAGAAGCTCAAGCTAAGCAACAACAAGAACAACAGGTTGCACAGGTCACACAGCAGCTACAAGAAGCACAAACAGAACTTGCTAAGGCTAAGGTTCAATCGGATCTATCACTTGCTAAGGAACGTGATTCTCGTGTCTATTCCAACATTGGGTTGATGGAAGAACGATCTGAAGAAGCCAAGAAGGATAAGACTCAAGCTATGCTTAATCTGGTTAAGACTTTACAAGAGATGGATAACATAGATATAGATCAGTTAACTAAGCTTATTAATGTATCAAGAATAGTTGAGGGTACTGATCAACAAGATGCTAAGCAGTTAGGCAGTGCTATTGTTACAGGAGCTACCAAGGAACCAAGTAAGATTAATAAAGGACAAGGCGTGTCCTCTCCAGAATAAATTCGGAAGTTTCCGCGAAAGATAAAATTCATGAAGAAATTTGCTCAAACGAGTATAAGACCAAAGGGTGTTGGCAAGACGGTCTTTGAAAGTATTATGAATACTAATGTAGATAAATCAGGGGTAAAAAAGACCAACGATGTACAAAAAACAGGGGTAAAAAGGACCAGTGGTGGTCGAAAATCAAGGAAGAAAGCTAAATAGATTATAGGAGAAGGTGTATTTATGACTGTTATTACCAAGATAGAAGATCCAAGTAATTATACTGATATAGGCAAGCAAGCTTATGATAAAGCCTCTAAGCATACAAGTGAAACAGTTGAGGTGCGTGAACTGTCTAAAGAGATGAATAAGGATTACATGAGTACTCTTATAGACACCGCATTGAAGGGTAAGAAGAAGCACGAGGGTAGTTTTTATGTTGTAGTATTAACAAAGACTGAGCGACTGATTAGTAAGACACTTCGCAACCTTTTCTTTACTAGGCAGTCATGTCCTACTCCGAACTGTGACCAGACAGTTTATAGCTTTGACCCCAAGACAGAGGATTTACGGTTTTTATGGGTAGTCCCGTCAAAATACTTATGCAACAAGATTTATGCTCAAAAATACAGTATAGGGTCAGGAAGAAACGCTTTATTACCTTTTGTGGTAGATTATATGGAAGGTGCGTTGTTAGGTAGGGCAATGTTCTTAAACAAAGAATTCGAAGAGGCTTAAACATGTCAGAAGAATTAAACGAAGTTGTCGAAGTTGCAGATGTACAAGAGCAAGAGGAAGCACAAGAAATAGTAGAGCAAGTTCAAGAATCTGTGGAATCTGAGTCAGAGAATGTAGATCTTCCCAAAGTAGAAGCTCAGGTTAAGACAGAGAAAGTTATAGAGCGTGAAGAGAATATAAAAGCGTTGCGTGAATCAAGAAAGCAAATGCAACAAGAACGTGATGAATTCGCTAAGCGTATCCAGGCACTTGAGGCGGCGCAAATTAAGAAGCCTGATGCATTTGATGAAGACTTTGATGAAGATGTTAATCAGAAAGAGATCAAAGTATTAAAGCAAAACGTAGCACAGATGGCTGACAGCAACTCTAGAATGAAGTTATCAACAGAGTATCCAGATTTTGGTAAAGTTGTTACACAGGAGAGCATAGCTATCTTAAAGCAGAGATTTCCTGAGATAGCAGCAACGCTAGATCAATCAAGAGATATTTATACAACTGGAGTATCTGCATATAATATTATTAAGAAGTTTGGGCTTCATGTAGACGATGAATACGAAGCTAAAAAAGAGAACGTAGAGAATAATATAAATAAACCTAGACCAGTAAGTTCATTAAAAAGTTCTTCAGCGTTATCCTATGCTAATGATTACTCCGATCTTTCAGATAAGAAAGTAAGAGAAGAAGTGATCAGAATAGCTACTGAAAGAGCAAATAACGCATAGAGAAACTTGTAACCTCTTCTCATGTGTCATAACCCCCGATATTCTAAGGAAGTCGGGGGTTATCTGTTTACATTAATTTATAGTATGATACACTAAGATAGGTGGGCGATCAGTACTTTAATTTATGGGGGGCGGGATGATGAAAAAGATATTTCTTTTTATTCTTTTATTGGTTTCTTTTAGTTGTCATGCAGTGGCAGAGGTTAAGCCTGAGGAAAAGGATAAGCCTACGCGTAGTAACTTTATACAGGCGTCTAAGCATATCTTTGTATATATGAATGATACCTTGAACTGTTTACTTACGGCTAAGGGGATTCTTAAGGTTCTATTAATTTCTTATCCGCTTATTGTTATTTATGGAAAGATCTTTCATTGCAGTCCAGCTGATGTTCTAACGCGCAGGTGTGTTAGCTTTTGGGGGTATCTTAAAGAGATTTATAGGGTACAGGAAGAGTATGGTCGTGCTCAGGTTATTGCTGAGCAGTTGAGGCGTTTTCCTAAGCAATCATTCTATTCTACTATGATGGATTATATTGATAGAGTGTTTAAGAATGGGATTCCAATTATGGCAGTTGAATTCACCAAGTATCTTTTCATTCCTAAGAAATAAGTTATTGTTTTTTAAATTTCACCCTGATAAGCTCTAAATTGACTATAGGAGGTATAGGATAGTTTAGAGCTGTAAGGGTGTTCGCAAGCCCACGACGTATCTGAGCTCGTCACTCAAAAATCTAATTATTCTATTATGTCTATGGTTCGCCGTAGGGTATGAACCCACAGGATTTCGCAAATCCAGGACCGTAGTAGGGAAACCTATAGAGCCTCGTCCGACTTAAGTTATAAAGTATATTTTCTTATATTTATTACTTAAGGAATTCTTATGGCAAGAGTCACAACCTCACTTTTACCTCAACCAGTACAAGTGTACTACGATAGAGTTCTTCTCAGTATGGAAGATCCTCGCCTTATCCACACAAAAGTTGCTATGAAAAAAAACTTAGCATCTAAAAGTGGAGAAATCATTCGTATGGAAAGATACGATGATATCGGTAGCGCTACAGTTCCTCTTGGAAACTCAGGTGTTACACCTCCTAATAAATCCATGTCCTCTGTATTCGTCGATGCAAAGATACAATTCTACGGAACGTGGATTGAAATCAACGAACAGGTCGACCTAACCAGCCAATCTCCAGTATTGAATCAAAGAGCTAAGCTTTTGGGCCGTTCAATGAGACGTACTGAAGATGATCTTGTTAGAGATCTTTTGGCTACAACAGCATTCTCTGTATTCGCAGTAGGCGGAGTAAACGGAGACGTACCAACAGAAATAACCCTTTCAGACGTACAAGATGTAGTCAAGGGCTTGTTGGGTCACGATGCTATGACTGTTTCTGATTCTATTGAAGGAACAAATAAGTTTGGAACGGGTCCAGTACCTAATGCATATATTGGAATGGGACATACAGATTTGTCTTCTACCTTAGAGAATATTAATGGTTTTAAACAAACTGTTGAATACGGTTCTCAAAAAGATATTGATGCAGCTGAATGGGGCTCATTAGGTCGTGTAAGATTCTTACTTTCTTCACGTGGTTCTAAAGTTCTAGCCACTTCTGGTTTAGGTAATACTGTCTACAACACTATTATTGCTGGTATGGAAGCTTATACAACCATTGGATTAGAAAAAGCCAATGCAAGTTTCATTTATCATGATAAAAGATCTGCTGGTGGACCTCTTGAACTTAATTCAACTGGTGGATGGAAGATGTCCCATGCTCAAGCAATTACAAATGATGCATGGATTGCCAACCTTAAATCAACCATTTAATTAGAGGTTCATAATGAATAACATAGTTCAACAAGGAAATTTTGCAGCTGATGGAACAGCACAAACTTTAAAGATTCGTTCAGGCATTGATCGTCTTGAAATAGTAAATAATACACAGCATGCAGCAGCTAATAATGGCTATGGTGTTGAGTATCTATGGCAGAAGGGCATGGGCACTGGTTCAAGAATGTTCTATCGTCCTGCTGCTAACCAGACATTGGCTTCTAATATTAGTGCAGCATCTATTAATGTAATTGATACATCTAATTATGCTGTAGGT